AAACGAGATGAAAGGCAAGGTGGTATGAATGAGTTGGTTAATCAGTCAAGCCTTAATGAACTCGCTCTCTTTGCAGGAGCAGGTGGAGGAATACTTGGGGGAAAACTTCTTGGATGGCGAACAGTCTGCGCCGTTGAATGGGAAGCCTATCCAGCAAGCGTATTGTGCGCCCGACAAAATGACGGGCTTCTCCCGCCTTTTCCGATTTGGGATGACGTTCAAACCTTTGATGGAAGACCGTGGCGAGGAATTGTTGACGTTGTATCTGGCGGATTTCCATGCCAAGACATCAGCGCCGCTGGAAAAGGTGCAGGAATTGATGGAGAACGAAGCGGAATGTGGCGAGAAATGGCGCGCATCATTCACGAAGTACGACCCAAATTTGTCTTTGTGGAAAACTCACCAATGCTCACTTCTCGGGGACTTGGAACTGTTCTCGGAAACTTGGCCTCAATGGGGTTTGATGCAAGATGGGGAGTGTTGGGAGCAGATTCCGTTGGTGCGCCTCATAAACGAGACAGAATTTGGATTGCGGCCAAACAACGAGAATTTCTTTCACACTCCAAATACAACGGGTTTGGATGGGGGAAGCAACGGCAGGAAAGCACTCCGCAAAAGGTTGATGCCTACGCCGGTATGTCAGGACTCCCGCCATGCTCAGACACGACATTTAAATCCAAATTGCAAGCATTGGGAGAGCAATCTTGGAGAGGTTTTCGTAGCGGAGACAGGTATTCCGAAAATGCCCGCATCGTTTGTGGAGTCAATGATGGGATGGCCGCTAGGATGGACAGACTTAAAGCCATTGGAAACGGTCAAGTACCCTTATGCGCCGCAACAGCATGGAGAATCTTAAGTGAATAAACAAGAAGCACACCAAATTCTTGACCAACAAAAATCAGGTTTATATGTCGCACCCTACAAAATCAACCAAGCCCTTATCGTCACAGGAGACCTTGGAACACATGAAGAATTGCGAAGCGATAGAGTGGCAAGACAGATACAAGAACAAAGCCTACGAGCATGGGGTGAACCATGCGAGAGCTTGGTGGGCTAAAACGATTGCAGACATAGAGCGCAGGCGTGGTTACGATGCAGCTTATGACTTGCGTAGGCGCATGAACAAATTGAGGGAAACCAAATGAGCAAAGAAGAATTGATTGTTTTATTGCGCTCAGTGGGCGTGGAGGAAAATACTGTCACAGCTATGTGCAACGCTTACGAGCTTGGCGTTGAATGGCAGAAGCAACAGCAAAGCGAAGCTAACATTGTGCGGGGTAGCGAATGAGACACGCTGCGCGAGTGGACGTTAACAAAACGCAAATTGTTTCAGCGTTGAGAGCCGCTGGCGCATTTGTTTACGATTTGAAATTGCCTGTGGATTTGCTTGTTGGATACCGCAATCACACTTGGTTGATGGAGATCAAAGCTAACAATAAAAAAAAATTGACAAAATTACAACAAGAGTTTTTTGAGCATTGGATTGGTGGTACATTGTGCCGTGTTGACAACGCAGAAGCAGCCCTCCGTGCAATCGGGGCTATTAAGGACAAATGATGAGCGCTCATGAAGCAATTAATTTCATTCTCAAAAATCGCAAAGAATTTGCAGAAGCAAAAGCCAAACGCTGCCACCTTGAAGAATTCAGAAAGTCTAAGAAGGCTTTACTGATGACAGAAGCCCTTAAAACAGGCATAGAGGCGGCAAACGCACAAGAGCGATACGCATATAGCCACCCAGACTATCAAGCGCTTTTAGAGGGCTTGGCTGCGGCTATTGAAATCGAAGAATTCCTCAAGTGGGGAATGGAAGCTGCAAGGATGCGGGTTGATGTTTGGCGTAGCGAAGAAGCCAGCAATCGTATGACGGATAAAGCAACACAATGAACACAAAAAAACACGCAATACACACAGCCGAATCTTTGCTGGCCAGAACAATTGAAGTCGGTGATTGTTTGGAATGGCAAGGATATTTTGCCAACGGCACACCTTATGTAAGCAACAACGGAAAGATGACAAGCGTTAGACGGTTGTTCTCTGGTTTGTTAAACAAGGATTTTGTAGCAGGTGGGTTTATTGTGCCAAAGTGCGATAACCACCGATGTATCAATCCAGACCATGCCATGCGTTTAAGTCGCGCCAAAATGTCATCACGCAATGGCAAACGTGCGGTTCAAAGCATTGCAAAAAGGCTTAAGATTCAAAAGTTTAAGCAACAAACCGAAGGTAAATTATCATGGGACAAAGTGGATGAGATACGAGCCACCGATGTGCCTTCAAGAGTTCTAGCTGAAAAATTTGGGGTAGACAAGTCGTTGATTTGCAGGGTACGCACTGGACAGGCTTGGAAACGGATAGAAAACAACATTTTTGCGGGGTTAATGTGACCGAAAAATATGAATGGGAAATTGTCCAACAATTGATTGAACAAGCAAAAAAAGAAGAACGAGAAAAAATCCTTGGGGTTCTAAGACGCAAACCCGACCAACAAATTTACAAAGTTTTAGACGAAATCAGGAGCATGAAGTGAGAAAGCAGTGCCGAAGGAAGATTTGGTCAACCGATATTGATGTCATTGCTCACGCTATTGCTGGCGCAAGTATTACAGACGATGCAAGTCTAAACAAACTGCGCCTTGGCGAACTATCTGCGTTAGAGGCAATGCGGATGGGCAAAGGAACGCTAGAAGATTGGCGTATGCTGGTTGACCTTATGAATATTACTGAGACATTCGGAAAGAACGGCATCGGACCTGAAGCACTGCCAGACTGCGAATTAGCCCAAGAAAGCCTCCATAAAGCCGCTTTAAGGTACGAAGCGACCAAGCGCATGGGATTGGATGGGCAAGGCATTAAAGCGTTGCAAAACGTGCGGGAATGGCATGATTTACAGCGTACAAGCGTTGCAAGATCGGTTTACGAGCGCATGATTGAAAAAACCCGCAACAACATACGTTCACACGGTAAGGATGTGGTGGTGATATGACTGCCAGACCAAAATTTAATTACTTTCGTAGCAAGCAACATCTGAAAAACGTAGCGTCACTGCCCTGCCAAAACTGCTACATGGAAGGCCAGACGCAGGCGGCACATTCAAATCTTGCGGAGCATGGCAAAGGCAGAAGTATCAAAGCCTCGGACGAATACGTGGCGGCGTTATGCCAAAAATGCCATTACGAACTAGATCAAGGAAATAAACTCAACAAGGAGCAAAAACGTGATTTGTTTATGCTGGCACTACAAAAGACTGTGTGCCGCCTTGTTGAGCAGGGTTTGTGGCCCAAAGAGATAACACCTTAAAACTTACGCATATTGGGCAGCGGTGCGTTTTTTTGAGATTGCGCCTCATGGCTGCGGTGCATAGGATGTGCATGAGCCGCATCTGTCTTTTCGTGTTCGCGTAGTTCTTTTTCTAAACCCGCAACTTTGCGAGCTTCTGCTTTCCATTCACGTTCGATAACGTAGTTTGAGGGTTCACGGTGTTTGGGCTTTTCAGCTTTAACAGAAAATTTGGTTGCCATTGGAAAAACTCCTATAATGTGTGTGCCGATTATGGCAAATTTTTCTTTGCAAAGGAAATTGAAAATGGGTTACCCAAATATGGAAAAAGAACCGAAGGGCGCTAAATCAAGCGACCGTAGTGGTGAAAAGAAAATTCATGTGTCTAAAGTTGACCGTGAAGCCTACGAGCCTGGCGTGTCTGGCGAGAAAATGCCCAAGGGTGTTTTGTCAAGCGATACATCTGGCGAACGTAAAGCTAAGATTGTTGGTGGTGTTGCTATGGGCAAGGCTGACAGCATTGGTTCACGCGATGGTTCGCACATGGGTCGCGTTGATGGTCGTTGCGGCGAGATGAACACTGGTTCGTCTGAAAAAGTCGTGTACGATCACAAACGTAGCGATTACGGTAAGTAATGCGAAACCCCAAGAGTTAGTCGGAACTCAAGGGGCTTCTAGGCACAACAAAAAGAGGTTGTCATGCTTGGTGAACATTGTAAGTCTTGTATCTATTTCAAAGATACAGAAAGAGGCTCATTAGGAGTCTGTCGTCGTTTTCCAGCCCACCATAACAAAAGTCGTGAAGATTGGTGCGGTGAATTCAAAGCTGAAATGCTGGCGCTGCCTGTTGTAGATATGCAACGCAAGCCAGGTCGCCCAAAGAAGGAGGTACAGAATGTACAAACCTCTGAAAGATAAAGTCATTGTCAAGCCTGAACAGCGGTTTACATCTGAATCGCTGGATTTGAGCATGGTGGCTGGCGCAGAAACTACTGGACACATTACCGCCGTGGGTGATGATGCTGCCGCACATGGCTTAAATGTGGGCGATAAAGTACACTTTGGCACGATTGCTGACACATACAAAGATGAGTATTTGAAGTATCACGACTTCAAAGAAAACGGTGAACGCTATCTGGTGATGAGTTGGCAAGATATTTGCTTTGTGGAGGAAATATGAGTTGGATGTTTATTGAAGAAGAAATTGAACTTAGAGCCGATATAACCCATATTGGTCAAATTCTTGAAAATCAAGAAAGAGTTGTCAATTGGATTAAAGGTAGAAAGTTTGAGATGGAAAAGCGCCTTAGACATTTGGAATACCGCAGATCAATTGATGAGCGTTCAACTAAAGTAAAAGTTGAAACTAATGGCGAAATACAATGAACGAAGCCTACAAGTTATTGTGGTTTCACGACTGCGCCGTCAAGCAGATGGAATGGCTGAAAGCGAACGGTGGCAGCTATGAGATGGTTGAATCGTTCAAAGAGTTTGTAAGCAGTTACGCAACAAAGATCAAGGAGATCAAAGATGCCGTTAATCAAGAGCAAATCAGACAAAGCGTTCAAAGAGAACATCAAAGCGGAAGTGAAGGCGGGTAAACCTGTCAAGCAAGCCCTAGCGATTGCATACTCTGAAAAGCGGGAAGCTGCCAAAAAGCCAGCTAAAAAGAAATGACATTTATTTATGCACTAGCCGACCCTGAAACCGATGAAGTTCGGTATGTGGGTAAAGCTGACTGTGTAAAAGAACGTTATGCTAGTCATATGCGAGAAGCTAAAACTGGCAAAAATTCGCATAAATGTAATTGGATTCGTCAATTGTTTAGTAAAGATTTGATTCCAAAATTGATTGTGCTTGAAGAAGTAAGCCAAGATGAATGGAAAAAAGCGGAAATTTATTACATTGAAGAATTTAAAAAACTTGGTCATAGGTTAACAAACATTGCTAAAGGCGGTGAAGGTTTTGAATCTGGTTATGTGCAAGATCAATTATTTTTAATGAAAAAATATCTTGGCAAAAGATATAATGAACTTAAACGATTAAAAAATTACAAAGAATTAAGTAGACTTGCAACAATAATGGTTGGTTTGTCTGAAAAACGCCCAGATATTGTTCCTAAACGATGGATGGCAATTCAATTGCCTTAATGCTATGGAAGAAACAAAACAACGAGGTCGCCCCACATTGTTCAAAGAAGAATACTCTGATCAATTGATTGAGTATTTTGATATTGAGCCGTATGAGCGCAGACCTTTATTGGATGCTCAAGGTAATGAAAAAGGCTCAGAGATTGTTGCTGCTAAATTTCCTACATTGGCACGTTTTGCCATAAAAATAGGCGTGACAAGAGAGACGCTTCATGAATGGGCGACAGCCAAAAATGAGGATGGAGAACTAAAGCATCCTGATTTTTCTTACGCCTATAAAAGAGCAAAAGATTTTCAAGAGGCAATCCTTGTTGAGGGCGCAATGGCTAACGCATTTCATGCCAATTTCAGCATCTTTACCGCTAAAAACGTATTGGGGTGGCGAGATAAAATGGAGCAAGAGATTACAGGGGTGGATGGTGCTCCATTGCTGACAGGCATCCAAGTCACATTCGTCAAGCCTAATGAGTGACGTAAAGACCGCCATTGCTAACGCACAGTTTCCAGCCAAGCTGGAGTGCTTATTCAACCCTAAAAATTCCCGATATAGAGTGCTGTACGGTGGTCGTGGCGGCGCTAAGTCATGGGGTGTGGCTAGAGCATTGCTGATTAAAGGCGCTCAAGCACCATTGCGGATTCTTTGCGCTCGTGAGTTCCAGACTTCTATCAAGGATTCAGTCCACAAATTGCTGTGTGACCAGATCGTTGATATGGGTTTGGCTGGCTTCTACGAGATTACCGAGAAGTCCATCAAAGGCAAGAACGGCACAGAGTTTTTCTTTGTTGGCCTTCGGAACAACGTGGTTAACGTCAAATCCATTGAAGGCGTGGATGTGTGTTGGGTTGAAGAAGCGCAAACGGTAAGCCGCAATAGCTGGAATGTGCTAATCCCCACCATTCGTAAGGAGCAGTCTGAGATTTGGGTGACGTTTAACCCTGAACTAGAGACTGACGAGACTTACCAGCGGTTTGTGGCTAACCCACCTGCTAACGCCATTGTCCAAAAAATCAATTGGTCGGATAACCCTTGGTTTCCTGACACGCTTAAAGATGAGATGCTGGCGCTGAAGTCGCGCGACCCTGCGGCGCACAGAATTGTTTGGGAGGGCTTCTGCCGCATGACGGTGGATGGTGCTATCTTTGGCAAAGAGATGCAAATGGCTGAGTTGGACAACCGAATCACTAACGTGCCATACGATGCTTCTAAGCCTGTTCACGCCGTATTTGACTTGGGTTGGGCAGATATGACCTCGGTTTGGTTTGTGCAGTTTATTGGCATGGAAACACGCCTAATTCGCTATATTGAGGTCAACCAAACCACAATGACGGACATTTTGGCAAGGATGCAGACCTACGGCTATCTTTACGATACCCTGTGGTTGCCACACGATGCCCAAAACAAAACGCTGGCATCGTCAGGGCGCAGTATTGAGGACATTGTGAGGGCAGCAGGCTACAAGACTAAGGTTTTGGAGCGTGTGCCTGTAGTGGATTCGATCAACGCTGCAAGAACGATATTCAGGTCGTGTTATTTTGATAGAGATAATTGTGCCGAAGGGTTACAATGCCTCCGACACTATCGTTATGAAGTTGACTCCGAGACAGGCCAATTTAGCAGAACGCCTCTCCATGACCATTACAGTCACGGTGCAGACGCATTTAGATATATCGGGTTAATGGTGAACGAGCCTAGAGGCAGGCAGCGTCAAAAATCTGTGCCGCAGAACTATGGCGGCGCACACTCTTGGATGGGTAATTAAATGGCTGAATTCAATGAAAGCTCTTTGAGCGATTACGACCCTCGAATTGACGAGGCTATCCAGTTTTTGCGTCTGGCTAACGATGCCGACACAATGAATCGCCAAGAAGCATTGGAAGATTTAAAGTTTGTCAACGGCGACCAATGGCCTGTTGAACTGCAAAACAGCCGAAACCTTGAGTCTCGCCCTGTGCTGACGATCAACAAGCTGGATGGTTATTGCCGCCAAGTGGTTAACCAGATTCGCCAGCAACGCCCTCGCCCCAAAGTTCATGGCATGAACAGCCAAGCAGACGAAAAGACCGCGCAAGTCATTCAAGGCATCATTCGCCACATTGAAGCCAATTCCAACGCTGATAACGCTTATGACACAGCCACAGATTACGCTGTTCGCATGGGTTGGGGCTATATCCGTCTGCGTACAGATTACGTGAGTGACGACTCATTTGACCAAGAAATCTACATAGAGCCGATTGATAACCCATTTACGGTCTATTACGACATTAACTCAATCATGCCCGATGGGTCTGATGCAGAGCGTTGTTTGATTACAACAATGATGCGTAAGGCTGATTTCAGCAAGCTCTACCCTGATGCTGAAGTCACATCGTTCACACAGCGCGGCACTGGTGACAGCCAATCTGAATGGATTACCAAAGAGGATATTCGCCTTGCTGAGTATTACTACATGGTGCGTGAACGCGCCAAACTGTATATGCTCAGTGACGGTTCGGCTACCTTTGCGACTGACAAAGACTTTTTCAAACGCCTTGAGAGCATGGGCATTGAGATCATTGACGAGCGTGAATCGGTCAAGAAGTCGGTTAAGTACTGCAAGCTGACAGCTAACGAGATTTTGGAAGAAGGCGAATGGGCGGGTAAATACCTACCCATTATTCCCGTTTATGGTCGCCATGTGATTGTGGGCGACAAACGCAAGAAGTTCGGAATGGTGCGTCACGCCAAAGATGCACAGCGTATGTACAACTTCTGGCAAACCTCGCTAACTGAATCGGTCGCCCTTGCGCCCAAAGCCAAGTGGATTATGGCTGAAGGTCAAGATGAGGGACATGAAAACGATTGGGCGCAGGCCAACATCAAATCATTCCCGCTGTTGCGCTACAAACAGACGGATATTGACGGTCGCCAAGCGCCACCGCCTACTCGATTGCAGCCAGAGCCACCTCCTGCTGGCATTTTGGAGGCCACAGGGCTGATTGACCAAGATATTAAGGTTTTGATGGGTGTGTTTGACCCTGCTCAACTGAAGCAAGGCAACATTTCAGGCAAGGCTTTGAACGGTCAACAACAACAAGTTGACCTCAACAACTTTGATTTTTACGACAACCTGTGTAAATCGCAGGCTCAAGTGGCTCGTGCCATTCTTGACCTTATCCCCAAAATCTATGACACCGAGCGTGTTATGCGGATTATTGGTGATGACGGTAAGCCTGAGTTGGTGACGGTCAACGAGCGTGATGCCGTAAACAACCTCATGAAAAACGACCTGACTGTGGGTCTTTACGATGTGGTGATGGATACAGGCCCAGGCTACAACAGCAAGCGCCAAGAGGCTTTGGAGACCATTACGCCTATCTTGTCGGCAGACCCACAGCTTATGTCGCAAATTGGCGATTTGTGGTTCAGGAACATGGACTTCCCTGGCGCAGATGTCATTGCAGACCGCTTGGCTACGCTCAACCCGCTGTCTAAAGTGGATGAGAAATCCGATGTGCCACCGCAAATCCAGATGGCTATGGCTCAGGCTCAGGCGCAAGTCCAGCAAATGCAGCAGAAGATGCAGCAAATGGAAATTGCCATGAAACAACGCGCAGACATCGAGCAAGTCAAGCAAGACGCTGAGACTAAGCGCGAATTGATGCGCCAGACAGCTAAGGCACACAATACCGAGACAATGGCAGAGGTCAAAGTCAACGACCAGAATACCCGCGCCATTACCTCACAAAACAAAGTGGAGATTGAAGCGATCATGGAATTGCTGCTTCACCACATGGACACCAAGCGTCTTGAGAAGGAAATCCAAGTGCGTAATGCGGAACAATACGCTTACGCAAATCAGGCTAATCAAGACGTTGCAAATCAATAAAATCAGTAGCATAATGGCTACCAAACCTTACCTGTGAGGTACACAGGGTTAAATCGTTGGGAAACGTATGTCCGAAAACCAAGCAGGTCAAGTATTGACTAGCGAAAATGCGGCTGAGTTCTATGCACAAAAACTGGGTTTAGCCCAAACAGAATCCGAGCCTGTGGCTGTTGTTGAGGAAACTCCAACAGAGCCAGTATTGGATGATGTTAGTGGGAGTGAGCCAGAGGAAGCGAAAGAGGAAGCCAAGCCAGAGGGTGAACGGAAACAGAATCCGAAACTCGAACGGAGGTTTTCAGAGATTACCAAGCAGCGTGAAGAAGCGCGTAAAGAAGCGCAACGTGAACGTGAGCAAAGGCAAGCTCTGGAAGAACGTCTAGCGGCTCTTGAGAGACAAACACAGCCCCAAAAGGCTGCGCCTGTTGACGAAGAACCGCAACCTAGCCAGTTTCAGGATGCGTTTGAATATGCGAAGGCTCTTGCAGAGTATTCGACAGAAAAAGCGCTTCAGGAACGTGATAGGCGTGATGCTGAGGAAAAAGCTGCTGCCCAACGACAAAAAGTTTATGAGACTTGGGGTCAAAAGGTACAGCAAGCCAAAGCAGAACTGCCTGATTTTGACGATATG